ACGTTCATTGACGGATATATTATCCTACCACAAAGAAGCGATGTATATAACTGTGTGCTTGATGAACCACAGCATTGGGATTCTAGCAACTACCTTACTGCTGAGATGTTCCCCGATGCAGTGGTCGGATTGGGTAGACAGAACAACCAAGTCATAGTCTTTGGTGAAAATTCAACAGAATTTTTCTATGATGCTGCTAACGTAAACGGCTCACCACTAACACGTAATGACTCCACAACGATTCAAATGGGTTGCGCTGCACCCTACGCTGTCTACCAGAATGAAAAGTCATTTATTTTCGTAGCACAGTCGGAGTCTGGTGGTAGGGCAGTATGGCAGGTAGAGGGTTTTCAACCTAAACGAATTAGTGATGAATTTATTGACAGGATGATTGATGCTGAAGTGGATATGACGGATTGTCGTGGGTTTGGTTTCCGCACGATGGGTCACCTCTTCTACCTGCTTAATCTGCCTACATCTAATCGTACACTTGTCTATGACGTAGATGAAAAGCTATGGCATGAGTGGTCTAGTAATAATGCAGGTAATCATGCTGTCTTTGCCTGTGACTATCTCTGTGACAATCATGGTGGTGCTGCTTATATGTTACACAACTCCAACGGTACTCTTTACAAACTTGATCCAACTGCTTATCAGGATGATGGTACAAATATCCTAGTAGAACTACAGACTAATAAGTATGACATGGATACATACAAACGTAAGTTCCTGTCTAACTTTAAGGTAGTAGGTGATAGGTATGAAGCAGGAAATTCTGTAGATGTTAAATGGACAGATGATGATTATGTAACATGGTCTAACACAAAGACTGTGGCCTTGACAGATGACTTCCCAAACTTTGCTAGAGGTGGTGCGTTTAGACGTAGGGCTTTCAATATCAGAAACGCCCTTAACTATCAACTACGCTTGGAATCGTTTGAGGTTACTTATTATGAAGGGGATCATTAATGGCCTCTGGACTTCCTCCACCCCCGGTAAATGATAAGCCGGGGAGCTTTACTTGGTTAGAGTGGTATCGCCAACTGCGTAACTATGTCTCTACATCAGGTTCAGTTCCTTGGTATATCATTAACTTCTCAGGGTCGAATATTACAGATATTGCCTCCCGCGCACATGCTAATTTGCAGAACCTACAAGGGGGCACTACTGGTGAGATGTATCACCTTACTGATGCTGAATATACTGCTTTACCGACTAACGGTACATGGACTCCTACCTTTACTAACCTAACAGTTGTTAATGGTACAGGCGGGGCTACATATGCCGGTAGATATACACAGATAGGTAGTATCGTTTATTACACGATTACTATTACTTGCACTGGAACAGCAACTACAGCAAGCACAGCAGGGACAACTTATTGTACTCTACCTGTTGCAGCTACATATAATGATACATGCGCTACAGCAAACAGTACAACCAATGTTGGTATAGGTACTGGTGTCTTAGATGCAACAAACGATAGGTGCTATCCAAACACATGGGTAGCCACTGGTAATACAATAACAATTTCAGGGAAGTATGAAGTATGAATAAGCTAATTGAGAGTGAGGTTTGATATGGGTTGGGACGATAACAACTATGACTATATGAGTGAAGACTCAGGTGGTGGTTACACATCAGATGAAGGTATGGACTTTGGTCCAAATCAAGATCAAGGAGTTAATTGGGACTTTGGTCAGACTCCTGACACATCATGGAATCAATGGCAAGATCAAATGCAAAACCCCGATATGTATCAACCTTGGCAACAAGAACAACTACCGGGATATGATGCAGGTAATCAGAACTTCCTAGGTGGCGCTGCAGCTACTAATTTAACACAGCAACAACCCGGTGCTGGGGCACAAGACTTCCTAGGTAGACTATTCTCTAATCCAACTCTAATGGCTAAGGGTATTGGTGCTCTGTTTGAGGGCAGTCAGAATAAGAAGCGTCAGAGTGATCTGAACGGTATCGCGCAGAGGGCTGGCTTTGATCCCTTTGGTTCTCAGCGGCCTGTATACCAACAGGCACTACAAAGTACAATGAATGATCCGTATAACCAACCAATGGTTAAAGCACAGATCGATAACGTACAACGTATGCAGAACATTAAGGATGCTGCTGCTGGTCGTCGTAGTAATCAACTGTCCTCTGCTCCGGGTGTGATGGCTCAGCAAGCTGCCATTGCACAGAATTACTTCAATAGTCTGCAAGGTCCGGCTGGCGCTAATATCAGACCAGATTCTAGTGGCCTAGCCTCTATCCTGAATCAAGCTTCACAGGCAGGAACTAATGGGTACATTTCACCACTTCTCTCTGTACTTGGTAATGCTACTCGTGGTAATGACAACGCAGATGTTCTAGAGCAACTAAGAAAGCTACTAGGAAAGGCTTAATATGAATCCTATTTCTACTGGATATAAACCTGAATATGGATTAGGTGCTGTCTATCAGGGTATTAATGCTGCTGATTCCGAGGCACTTAACCAAGAGGAAATTATTAAAGCTTTCTTGGCTAACCAACGAGAGCAGCAGTCTATGCCAATGGACATGGATATCAAAGGACTACAAGCTGCACAAGCTAGACAGCAGAATACTCCGGATATGCTCCAATCTTTTATGAAAGATAAGCAAGCTGGGTATAACAAGAATATCCGTGAAGATGAGATTGGTTCTCTAATGCAACCATTCCGTAAGGAACAAGCACCACTACAAGGACAACGTGAAGTAGAAACAGCTAAGTTAGATAGTAACCTAGCTCACCTACAGAATCTAATTCATACTGGCACTGATTCAAATGGCAATCCTTTATCTCAACCTGATCTAGCTATCTTAAACCAAGAATACAATAAACTTGTTGGTATTAAAGGTAATAGTCCGGAATACTGGGCTAAGACTGGGATTGAGAATACTAAAGGTGATTGGGATCTACGTAAGCAACAACTTGCTAATGAGGGTCATCAGAATACTGCTCGTATTACATCGGAGAAGAACCACGCAATGGAAGTTAATCGAGCACTAACTACGGTTACTACTCAGATTAAAGGTCTCAACGATAACCTCGCTAAACTAGAAGGTAAGGAAATTGAGAACCAATGGATTGCTGATTTTATGGCTCAAGGTAAGAAGAAGCCAGAAGCTCAAGCTCTAGCTAAACAAAAGCAATCTGCACTTAAGATGCAGTTGCAACAAGAGAAAGAACAGATGCAGAGATATCAAACATTCCTATTAAGCCAAGTGCCGGGAATGCAAAATATGCCTGCTTCACCTTCCACTGAACAGAAGGTTATCAAACTAGATTAAGGAATAACTATGCCTTTATATGAATACCAAGGTCAGCAATATGATATTAGTACCGACGATCCAAACGAAGCTAAGTCTAAGATCTTAGCTCATCTTGGTGTTTCATCTACACCATCTCCCCAAGCACCAGAGAATACTAGTTTATGGCAAGATGTTAAAATTGGTGCTGAGAATGTAGCGCATACTGGAAAAGATGCCCTTGATATGCTTGCCGGAGCAGCTGCTCGTATTAGTGGATTTGAAGATTCTTCTGATAAAATCTACGATGATATGATTGCGAGACAGAAGTCTCGTGAGCAGGAAATGAAAGGATATGATCAAGGGTTTGGTGGTAAGGTTGTTTCCGGATTAACTGGTATTGTTCCAATGCTTGCTGCCGCGCCAGTTGTTGGCCCATTGGCAGCGGCTGGTGGTATGGCTGGTATGTCTGCCCTATCTCAGGGCGGTAAGAACATCCAAGGGGGTGCATCTACTTCTGGGGCTATTACACAGGCAATTGGTGAGGGAGCTTTAGACACAGCAGCAATGGCCTTTCCTATTGGTAAGGGTTTGTTAGCCGGTGCCGGATATGGTGCGGGTGGTAACGTTCTATCTCAATTAGGTCAAGATGTTTTAGCTACACAAACGATGCCAGATACAGAGGCATCGAAGTTCTATCATCTTGGTAACGATAAAGACACTCTAGAAAAATATGCAATACAAGCCATCACTGGAGGTGTTCCGGGTGGTGTCTTTGGTAAGATGAACGCTAAAGGTAAGTTTGAAACTGCACCAAAAATTGAAGAACCTTCTGGTAAGGTTTCAGATACTCAGAGGTTTGATACTTCTCTAAATGAGCGTACAGTTCAACTTGAAACTGCTATCCGTAAGGGTGAATCGGAGCTAACTCGATTAGGATCTAAAAAGAATCTATCTGAGGCTGAACTTGCTAGATTTGAAAATATTCTAAAAGATGTTGAAGAGAATAAAAGCCAACTGAATAATTTAAAAGGTATTAAACCTGAAGAAACTGTGGTTAAACCAGAGGAACCTGTTACTGAGGAAATTACTCTTAAGCCTTTGGATGATATTGAATCTAAATCTGCTGAGAAAAGTGTTCCAGAGGACATTGCTAGACTAGATCAAGAACTAAATGATTCTCTGTCTAAGCAAGTACCAATTGAAACACATCCAGAGGCTGTTGTACCTGATGCTGCTTATGATGGTAGTATCCCAAACAAATGGGAACCTCCTGTAGAATCAGGTCTTCCAGTTAAAACTGACACTAGTGGTGAGACTCTCTCTCCTCTACAGATGAAAGCTAAAGCTGCTTTTACTCTAACTAAACTAGAGCAACGGCTTGAAACAGTTAATCAACGTATCAGTGATTATGAATCGGGTAAGAGTCCTGCTGGCACCGTTGATAGTGCTGGTCTGTATGCCCTAAGATCTAAACTTGAGAATGCTATTAGCTATTACGAGAGTGTTAGAGACAAAGCATCTGCTGTTGCTAAGGATAAGATTGCTAAAAAAGAAGCAACTAAAAAGACAGAAGCTACTCCAGTTGAAAAGACTAAGGCTGTTGAAACATTAGTTGATAAACTAGATGTTGGTATGCCCAAAGCCAAAGCTTATGTCGATGCTCTAGGTAAAGGTGATATCTTAGGTGCTCTTAAGGCTATCTATGAAACATCCCTACGTCCTGAGATGACAGCATTAGCTGAAGCTCTGATGAGACATACCTCTTTAGGTGAACGCAAGATTAAATTAGCAGATAAAATTAAATCTCTTGGTACGTCTGACTGGTTCACTGGCGATATTGGGATGGGTGTTAGGTCTCTTAATTCACCAATTGTATTTCTACATGAGGTTGTACACTCCATTACTGCTGGTCGTATTGAGTCCTATGCGAAGGGCGATCGGTTTGATCCAATAACTAACAGAGCTATCTCAGGTCTATTTAAACTACATGCTGACCTATCTTCTAAGCACTTACAGAAGTTTGTAGATGCTCTAGGACAAGATAGAGCCGAGGCATGGTTAAAGAATCCACATGAACTTTTAGCTCATGGTCTTACCAACAATCAATTCCAAGCTGTACTTCGTGAGATTAAACTCAATGAAAAGAGTGGTCTAAGTAAATTAGTAGAACAAGTAGCAGGAGTCTTTGGATTCACCAAAACTGAAATGAATGCTCTTAAAAAGGTGTATGAGCTTGGTGATGACATCATCAGTAACTCTAAGGGGGAGACACTGGATAAGAGTGATCCACGTTGGAAGGGCTATAAGGAACTTGACATTCCCTTTGACTCTGTTGAAAAGATAGATGCAAAGATCAATAGACTTGGTGCTAAGATTAATGGTAAATTATTCACCGCACAATTGAAGTCTATTTATGGTGATAATCCAGTAGTAAAAGCTGCAGATAAGATCTTACAGACAGCAGAACGCCGTATGGATACATTGATTAATACCATCTTCGGTGGTACTCCTAACATGAATTCATATAAGAAGTCTAACTCCTTCTTCTTTACTCTAAAGAAACTACAAGAGAGTGATGGTCTAATTCCTGCTGTACTTAAAGCAAGTTATCCTGAAATCCATGGTGTTGTTAAAGCTCTACAAGAAGGTCATGATAATGGAAGACCTTATGCCGAGACTCTGGAACGTGCAGGATTAAATGAAACACAACGTAAGTTAGCTGATAACTTAATTACTGCTGTTACTAAGTTACATCAAGCTGAGAACGCTTTGCGGGCTAAGGCGGGATTAAAACCAATTCCATTCCGTCAAGGTTACTTCCCCGCTATTCGTCGTGGAGATCATACTGTAATTATCTCTAAGAATGGTACTCCATATCATTTAGAATCATTTCTATCTAAAACAGAAGCAGATGCATTTATTAAGAAGAATGCTAAACTCCTTGGAGATGATACTATTTCGTATGAGGCTAGAAAGCCTAATGATAATACAGAGAATGTTATGAAACTTTTTGATGACATTCAAGCTGCTATTGAAGAAGGTAGAAGTCTAGATAGTCTTAGAGGTGACTACTCCACTGACCAAGCTGGTGTAACTACTCATGCTATGCGTCGTACAGGTATGCCGGGATTCATAGGTACAGAGATTGGTCTTACTCCAGAACAGAGTGGTAAGCGGTTTGCAGATAACATTGAATCTTATGTCAGAGAATACGCTGAAAGTATTCGTAAGCGTGAGGTTATGTTAGACACAGATAAACTCTTAGCTCAGAATAAAGATGTACCTAATGCTTCTAATGTTGTCAAGACCATGCGAGATTACTCAATTGGTAAGACTGGAGAAGTACAATGGCTGAAAGACGCAGGTACTTGGTGGAAGGAGAAGGTGGATTCGTTTGTTGTTAATAATCCACAATTTAAGGGTAAGTTAGATGTACATGCATGGGATCGTATGTCTGGTTTCTTAAGTCATATCTTCTATGCTCATACTCTAACCATGAGACCTTCTATCTGGGTAGCTCAAGTCTTAACTTACTTCAACTCATTACGTGGGTTAGGTAGGGAAGATATTTCACCACTCAATGCTATGTTAGCTGCAGGTGAAAGTTGGACAGCCTTGGCTAGAGGTAAACATGTATCTAAAGATCTAGTAGATGGTATTCAATATGTGTCTCAGAACTTGAACACATTCCATCCACAACTTACTAACCAATTAAATCGCTTGTCTTTTGGTAGAGATCCAGAGAGTAACGCTAACAAGATCTTACATATTCTAACTGGTGAGAAACAATCATCTAGTTCTGACACTGTGTCTAGATTCATGACTTGGATGACTTTCTATCATGCATATCAAAAGATGGGATTTGAGGGAAAAGAGTTATGGCATAAAGCAGCAGAAGCCTCTGATGAGAACATGTTCGTTTATGCTCGTAGTCATCAGCCGGGTATCTATCGTGATCTAGGTATTGTTGGTGAGCAGATGTCTCCTCTGAAGACCTTTGCTCATGGTCAGTTAGGTCTGTTGGTTTCTGATCTACGTAACTTTATTAACCAACCAAATGCCAAGACTGCTGTTCCTGTTGCACTTACTGCAATGACAGCGGTGATCTTTGGTGGAGCTATTTCTGCTCCCATTGTTGCTGAATATGAACTACTTCGTAAGCTTGCTGTTCATCTAGGTATCATCGGTGAGGATGATTTCCCATCTGTTACAAAGGTACTCTTAGAGAAACCTGAGTGGTTATCACATGGTCTGGTATCTTCTACTACTGGTATGGATATTGGTGCTTCTATGCGATATAACTCTCTTATTGGTAACTTAGCTACTGCACAGAATATGTGGTCTGCTCTATTCCCTGCTAGTGGTTTTGCAGGTACTATGGCAGTCAATGCTTCTGAACTGTTGGGTAAGAAAGCTAAAGGGACGTTAACTGAGGGTGAGAAGTATAATCATCTAAAGAAGATGGTTCCTAAAGGGCCTGCTTGGGCTGCTGTGGATGAGACTGTGTTTGATTCTCATAATCGGGATATGATTCCGTTTGGTAAGAGAGGAGAGGCACTGACTCCCCAGACAGATGAAGCTATCTGGGCAGCTAGAATGGGATCAAGATCATTGCAAGAAGCTAAAGACTCGACTAAGAATCTTCTTAACCGTGAGGAAGAGAAGAAACGTAACGAGAAGAAAGCCAAAGCTGTTGATCTTATGCTTGATGGTAAGATTGATATTGCTCGGGATATGCTTGTTGACGCTGAGGTTGATCCTCATACCATTAAGAGTATGATTTCATCTCAACTGGATAGGAAAGAAAGACCTGTGTTGGATAGATTCTATACCAACAAGAAGGGTGGAGTTACTTCTTATGAACAGAAGCGGAAACTACTTGAAATGGTTGGTTATCTAGAGAATCAACGTGATTAAACTCTCTGATTATTATATGGGAAGAGATAAGAAGTATGCCTCGGACTTAACAGCTGAGGTGAGATCTTCATCAGAGAAGCTCTTGTATAAGATTAATTCTCTTTTACAATACTTTGGTGAATATCGTAAGGTTAACTCTGGTTGGAGACCTAAACAACTCCAACTAGAGATTAATCCACGGGCTCCGAACAGTAAACACATAACTGGAAATGCTATTGACCTTGAGGATAAGGATGGAAAGTTAAAAGAATGGTGTGTTTTTAATCAGGATAAACTGGAATTAGAGGGATTGTATATGGAAGATCCTGCTAGTACTCCAACATGGGTACATTTACAGCAGGTTGCTCCTAGTTCTGGTAAAAGAATATTCAAACCATAGAAAAAGCCCCCTTGGATTTTGTCCTTGGGGGCTTTATTTTTATTACTTAGATAGTACTTTGTTCATGAACTCTTGAAAAGCATTATACTCAGCAAAGAATAGTTCACGTTGTGCTTCTAGATATTTATTGAAAGCTTCAGTCATTTTCATCTCCATTATATACACCAATTAATACTCGGACAATGCCGAGGTGAACTACTAAAGTCTTTTCTTCCCAGAGGAATTCAAGACCAATCATTACACCACTAATAAATGCTACACCAATATACATACTATACTCCGCAAACGCCACTCACGCAAGCGCGATCAACGTTCTCATCGAATACTACACCTTTATGTTTCATTGCTTCTTCATAGGATACTTCGGTAAGAGGTTGACCTCCTCTACTTCCATCTGGATAGCAGGTAAATCCACGTAACCGTGGGGCGTATTTACTGAGAGTTTCGGAGAACCTAGACACATCGGACTCTGTGTTTCCTTTTGAACCCCAAGCAGGTAGATTAATAGTGGATGAGATGGACATATCAACGTAATCTTGAATGTCTGCTTGGAATTTAATTCGTTTCTCATAGTCATGGCTTAATCCATATGCTGTGTCAATCTTATCTGGGTCTAGTCCGTACTCTCGGATGAGTAGGTCTGCAGTTGAGTCAACGACGTATTCATATCTCCATCTAACTCCATCCGTGAGATAACGCCGTTTGTACGCGACTGCAAAAAGTGGTTCGATACCCGTTGTAGTTCCCGCAAGTATTCCAATTGAACCTGTAGGGGCAATTGCTCTGTATGCAACAGGCTTGCTGATATACAGTCTTTCACAGTGCTCATTTGCTGCTCTTTCTGATTCATCTTTATAAACCTCTAACCATTGTTTTAATTCTGGAGTAACTTCGTAACCTCTTCTTCGCTTAAGTAGCCATTCATGGATACCCATAAGTCCGAGTCCAAGACGACGGTTTTTCTCCCGAATCTTATAGACTTTCTCGTATGGTAAATCGGCTCTAAGTGTGCCACAGACGAGGAATTTGCTAGCCAAGGAAACGATAGACTTGAACTCTTCCAGAGAATCCACATTGCCAAGATTGATTGACCCAAGATTACAAACGTCAGAATCATCTTCTGATGTAACCTCAGTACAGGCGTTGCGTAAGGTCTCATTTTGTTTATCACCAAAGTTAAAACTAAATCCCGGCTCACCTGTCATCATAGCCTGACGACAATTCTCTACGAATGTATGTAGGTTAGCACGATCTGCATTGTGTAACCATTTATCGTCGTAGTTAACCGAGATGTTAGTCATGTCTAGTGGAGCTGCGAAATTAAAGTCTTTGTTCTTCATGTCTTTAATCTCTTGACTCCAATTCTTAGCCTTCAAGAAAGCTGGAATATCCTCATGGAGCCAGTTTAGACTGGCATAAATCGCTGATCTCCTTGAGCCACCTTGCATTACTCCCCGTCCAACTTCGTTTATCATTTGCATCAGGGGTATCGGACCACTCGACAAGCCACCTGTACGACTCAAGGGCTTCCCTTCTGGACGTAGTATGCTGTAGTCGATCCCAATGCCACCGCCAGTCATCAGACAACTCACGGCTCTCTGTGTTAAGTCTGCCCATTCTTCCCTCGTATCATGCTCTGCTCGTAGTAAGAAGCAGTTGTTAAAGTAACTGTTACCTCTACCTGCATACCACAAGTACCGGCCACCCGGAATAAATTTCATTGTCTTTACATATACGACAAGTTGATCTTGCTCGTCTTTAGTAAGTAAAGCACGATCTTTACCCCATCGTGTACCACATACATCCTCAATAAGTCTTTCAGCTAGAGCATCCCAAGTATCAGTAGGTCCTTGTGCATACTTTTGTTTGAAGATGTTCTCAGCAAATGTATTTTTAAATCTATTTATGATCATTGTATTCTTTTAATTCCTTTTGTTGTTGCTGTTGTCTCTCTTTATTCCGCAGCTTCTTTTTATATAAGTTAGCTTTGTGTTCCAATCGATCAGTCTTGGAACGGATCTTGGAAAAAGTCTTCGTCATCTTCTACATCAGCCACTAAGGATTGAAATTTCAGTTCAATGATGTCTTCAAAACGATCAACCAACTCTTCTGAAGAGATGTCGAGTCTCTCCAGAAGGTCGATTTCAGGCCATCGTTTTAACTTATTTAATAGTTCATGATAAGTAGTTGGCATTTTACTTCTTAAAGTTAGCTACAATTCGCTGTCCAAATAGGAAGCCAAAGGCAATATTAGCTGCTTCTAGTGCGGTAAGCTTGACAGTAACATCCAGATCAGGAACAAGGGCTGTCCCAAGACCACCCAGAATAACAACACCAGCAGAAATATATCGAGCACTGCCGCGAAGATCGATAACCCATTGCGATGGTGTGCCCCCCGGATTATCCAATGACGCAAGGACCTGCATCCGTTTAATATCTTGTTCATCAAGTCTAATTTGCTCCTCAATTGTAGTCGGCTTAACACCGCCTGCTTTATTGACAATCAGTTGTTTAATTCCCTCTACACCTACGGGTAGTAGTGCAGAGAGTAGTGTAGTAAGTAATAGACTCATTTGGTTGGCCTCATAGTTTTCCAAGATTCATGTGATCGCATATGATCTCCTCTAGTAGTTAATTCTAAATTAGATACATCATTATTAGATTTATTATGATCTTTATGATGAATAATCTCTTTTCGTGTTAGGGGTCGTCCTAAATAAACTGCCATAATATATCTATGTTCTAATACCCAACCAGACTTATCACACATACAGTGAAACTGTGGTTCAATTAAATTGATGTTTAGTTTATAATAACCTTTACCATCAATTGATCTACCACCTTTCCATTGGCTATGAGCTTCTCCATGACGTGCCCATTTTTTATTACTCCATACTTTCATAATCAACCCTCAGGTATCCAAGTAAAAATGTGATTATCAGTCTCTTTTGCTAATATATTATTTATTAGCACTGCAACCTTTCTCACCTCCCATTGGGCATGTGTATCTGCTCTAAGTCTAATGAAATCCAACCATGCTTGGAAGTTTCCTGTAACGATAAACTCAGTTGTTGTAGCTTCTGGTAGTACAAACCTAGCATCCTCTTTTTTAACTCCTAGTTCAAGTAATTGTTTATACCAAGAAGCACAATCTTTATAACATTCCTCATAGTACCCTAAAAGAACTTTATCTGTTGTTGGAGGATAAACAAAGTCTGCTTTATCCTCCTTACAATATCTTTGACTTCTTTGTAAGAAATCTAGATGCTTGCTACGAACAAACTGATGAGAACAAACACGGCTAATATTACTAACATGGAAAGTTGCATGAGCAAACCGTAAAGTAGCCAGATGACCTTTGTCTTTACAAGCGACCGCCCGTTTAATATTTGATGCGTTAGATGTATCAGAGTTGTAACAAATACCAGCACAATTACCGATAAAGTTAACAGCATCAGGCGTGATCTGTAATAATTCTACTTTCAACTGTATCACCATCACCTTTAATAGTGTTAGTAGCCTTCCGTGCTTCTAGTTTAGCATGATTGTAATCTGCTAGTTGTTCTAGAGTAATACCTAGGTTATCACAAATGCGAGTTAAATACCAGAGGACATCACTAACCTCAGATAGAAAAGCTTCTGGTCTAACCTCATCCCCACGAATAATTTTCTTTAGCTTCCCTGCCACTTCTCCGGCTTCTGAGGCGAGTCCGAGCACGAGATAGTTGGCTTCACCGAAGCCGCGTTCACCTGCTCCCGGATATACTGCGGTTGTGAGAGTCCAATCTTGGTATTGTTTGAGATCCATTGGTCGATTTCCTTTTCTTTATTTTCTTTTATTAATTCTTGTAAGTAGTCAAGTGCTTTCTCTAGGTCAGCAACACCACCTTTTTTCTTCCATCGAAAGACATACTTAATGATGTTACCTTCAATAAAAGCAACGTCATGTTTCATTAAAAGGTGAAGTAAGTCTTTACCATTATAATGATTATTCATAATTTAGTCTATCCCAAATTTCCATTTCGTAGCCGTCGTTGATGTCTAGCAAGAAGGTACGAGAGGGTAATGCTATGGCAGTGAAAGGCACCGTCGTTAACATCGTGGAGGAAATGGATTCCTCTGAAGTAATTGTTACCTTGTGGTCCGAGGTAGTCTTCGTCATGTTCATAACAACATCCTGCAAATAATCCGGTAATGAGTTTACCATCTGCACGGTATTCATTATAGATCTCCATCTTTTGATTGTGTCCTTGAACACAAGACATATGCTTCTTTAGCACAAGGTTACGAGCTGATAGTGCTGGTCTACCTAAGACACCAGTTGTAAAGTAGTGGCTATAAGCAACACCATCTACTAGAACAATGTCTAGGAATGGATGTACTTCCCAACCATAATCTTTATAACCAAGATCCTCGATAGAAATAGTGCCATCTAGTTTAGGATCATTCTCAGTAGCACGATTGATGCGCTCTTCGTGATTACCTAAGGTTAAGATCATGCGTGGATTATAACGCTTCTTTTTATTTGCTCCAGCTCTCTCATTGTATTCCCAAATAGGGCTGAGAAGGGCCTGCATTGCTTCATGGGACGCATTAATATCATCACGGTATCTCCTACCCTCAAACGACTTCTTACCTACGTCATATGAGGATAGAGACGGCATGTCTGCAAAGTCACCAATACAAACAATAACGTCAGGTTTTTTTTGAACTAGGTAGTGACCAATAACATTTAAGTATTCGGTACTATGTCCGGGTTTTACTTGTACGTCTGGAATAACTGCATGTGTAGTCATTTTTTAGAGTATCTCTCTTCTTTACTTTTCTGTTTGTGACAATCAATACATAAGACTTGGAGATTATCTTTCCCACAATAGAGTCTATTGATGTATTCATCCCAAGTAGTAAACCCTGTTTTGGGATCTACTACTGGGTTGATATGATCAACTTGAACTTCCTTTGCAGGATACTCTTGTTTACAAGCAGCACATAGATAGTGCTTACCTTCTCTACCAGTCTTTTGATTTATCCTTTTACCTACGAATGCATCAGCTAATGTTTCATATTTCGGTGGAAACTTACGAGCACCTGCCCGTAAAACAGCCACAATAAAAGCTCTAAAACGTCCTTCAGTCCAAAGAGGGTGCGGTGAGTTCATGTATGATCTCTAGTTTCTTTTTAAGATATACATTATGAGCCTCATCAGCAGTTAAATAACTACCTAGATGCAATAATGTATTACCAATACGAAGTCTAGCGACATACTTGTTTCCGCTTCTCGATACTCCAAGTGTGTTAGTGCTATTTGATTTATGTGCTTGCTTTTTATTATACATATTAACTTCTTGAACTACATCTCTCAAGTTATTAATAGCATTGTTTAATTTATTACCATCAATATGATCTACCTGATGATTAGGCCATGTCTTATAGATATAAAACCAAGCTAATCGGTGAGACTTATATCGTACCTTATTAAGACTAATCCTACGATAACCTTTATTATCAGTAGAACCTGCAATTTTTTGAGAAGCTCTCCAAATAAATGTACCAGTCTCTGGAAAATAAATTAATTTATCAACAAGTTCCTCGTGAGTTATTTCTTTATTGGTTTTCATGCTGCATCATCAGTAGTTCTTTCGGGGACATTAACTAGGTCAAGTCCACTACTTGCGGTTGTATACATTCCGTTGGCTCCCCACTGACAAGGATACCAGATGTCATCAAAGGGGTCATAGTAGGCTCCATTGATGTACCTACCGTTGAAAATGTCATAGAACCTAACATTGTTTCCACCTCTTGTTGCAATTGGCTTGGTAAAATCAAGTCTGTCTTTCGGTGCAGCCATGTCTCTCCTTCCTGTTGCATAATCCATAAACATTGAGCATTCATTAAAAACCTGCCAGCATCTTCAAGATATAGATGATAGACAATATCTAGCATCTCTTGTTCATCTGTAAGATGGTCAATATATTTGCTAGCTTTTACAGGACCAAGTCCCATAACACCAAAGATATTATCTGACTTATCTCCAATGAGCATTTGTTTATAGAAATGCTTAATTCCTTCTAGTTCTGATACGTAAGAGTATTCATTATGTAACCAATTAAAATGGTTACCGGGAATCATCTTTAAATCTTTATCCAAACTAGCAATACGAGTATCTTCTGTTTGAGCAATTCCTAATAGATCATCAGCTTCACAACCATCAGATATAATAGCGTTCCAATCAGAGACAAGAAAACCCCGGCAGGCTTGGAGCCAGCGGGGTGGTTCTTTATCCTTGCGGTTAGCCTTATACTCAGTATTAACTTTCTTACGGAAGTTGTTGGCTCCAGTAAGGAAAGCAATATAACTTTCTGAATCAGTGTTAACTAATAGATCTCGCATTAGTTTATCTGCACGGAGAAGAGCAACTTCCTCTTCCCCGTGTGGCTCAACAGATGCGGCACATCTAAAGGCTACTAAATCCGCATCAATGAGAAGTGTTTTCATTTGTTGTCAGCGATAAACTTCTTAGCTGCATCAAGAGTATCTACTTCATCAGAGATAGAATCAGTGTTTCCATCCACAAACTTAGTAATACTAACTCGGTACTTCCCATCCTCCTGTTTTTGGATAGTACTCTTGGTGAAAATCTCACCTTTCGTTCTGGTGACAGGAAGGGCATAAACCAGAGGTTTAATTCCGAATGCATCTCTTAGTACCTGTTGGAATGGATCAATAAGGGATGTCATCTTGCATCTCCGCAATGTCTAGGGTTTGTGGTGTAGCTGTATCAAATACATAAGCTTCAAATTGTTTAGCTACTGCTAGTACTTCATTGACTTCAGGAGTCTTCTTATCAGTCTTTAGCAGATCAACTGCTGCTGAGATCGAACTCTGACGTACAATGTACACTTGCTTCTTAGCACGTTCTTCTGCAGTCTCATAGGTACTCTTCGGTGAAGCAGATGGAGTATAGCTTGCAGCAGCAGGAGCACCACCAGCACTGGCATTTAGCCAATCCCAATAACCTGACGTTTCATTCTTCTCTGAGGTAATGGTTAAAACATCACCAGTCTTAGCATTCTTCAGCGTTTCAAAGGCTGGTTTGCTATTACCGAATGACATAATCTTCTTACCTTCAGTCTTACCATCACGCTTATATGCCACATCTAGTTGGGTATAAGAACCTTTAGCTGTTGGCTTAGTAGTACTTGTTACTGCTAGAACTTCAATAGTAAATTGCATTATTTCTCCTTAAAATTTGCTACGTTTTATGTCAAGTAGCCACGACAATTTCTTTACCTTCGTTTTGATTGGGACCTGCTTTAACTTCACAGATCAAAGGTATATTCCAATCTATATTGTAACACTTACTTATGTTAGAAGCAAGATCTTCAAACGTTTTATTGAAAATATTTGTTGCTGCTTCTACTTCATGGTCAGGTACATCGGCAACAATAGAATCATGCACAGTAGAAATAAGCAAGCCAGAAAGACCGGCAGTTTTCCATTTGTTATAACAGGACACACGTGCCACTGCCATAACGTCAGCACCCACTCCTTGATTGATGTGATTACAGATGTCAGATTCATTCCATTTATATCCTCCAAACCTATTCTTCTTTGGTGTGTGTAGGTGTACTCTCCCAAAAGGACTAACTGTTTTACCAGTGGTAGTTGCTTCGTTGATTAGTTTTATGTGCGTTTTATTCAACCCTTGATATTTATCAAAGAATCGATCAATAACATTTTGCCAGAATTTATCTGACTTGGACACAGATTTAAATAGAGGATCATTTGCATAGGCAAAGGCTGGTCCCCTATAGATACAACGAAACAGAAAGATTTTACTTACTAAACGAGAGCTTAATTGCAGATCATTCTGATTGTTTGTATGAATGTCGTTTAATTTAGGATCTTTTAGGAAGTTAAACCATTCCTCTATACCAGTTTTATCTTGACTCAAGTATAAATATGTGAGCCACTCCAAGCTTTTTGCATCACATTGAACAATCATGTGAATCTACTTGTACAGAATTGTTTGCAGGCAGGCGGCATATTTTGCTGGTTAGGTCTAGTTGCCGAGAGTCTGCCAGTAGTTGTAACACATTGATTGAGTTGTCCATGCACAAGAGCATTGGACCAATGATGTTCGTCGATAAGTTTTGGTATTCCTTCGTAATACGTTCCCCGAAGTTTTTCGATGCCTCTTCGCTCGAGTATTTTATCGATGAGTCTTTTACCATCTCCAGTAGCCTTGAGATTTCGTAACGTATCTTCGTCAGATCTGAAGTATCCATCTGTCGCTAACTCACTTCCTTTTAGAGGTTCAATTAACCTAGGCAATACATATTGTTTGGTTATGATTTTGTATCTGGGTTGTCCTGTCTTAGCCCCTGTTTTATAAACTCCAATAGGGAGTCTATCTTCGATTTCAATTGTTCCGCCATAAAGCAAGCTAGATAGATGAAAATTAGAATTAAGATTGAGGGGAATGTCAGGAGCGTAACTACTGATAAGATGATCCAGTTCATTCGACGCCTGTTCAAGAAGTTTTGCTTCATTTAATGATCCTGTAATATCGTATTTAAATCCATTGTATTCCATCTCTTGCAATACTAATAGATCTTGGCATTGCATACGGAACAATTTATATTTATCTCTGTGTTCGGACGATTGGAATTCCTTTAACTGAACTAAATATAATTGATAGGTTAGATTTAAATCCTGTTTCAAATAAGAAGTAAGGATGTCTGTTGGGATTTGATCTGTATCAATACCCTTCTTCCAATATTCTTCCTTAATTACATCAATCTTTCTACCTAATCCTCGTTTCTCACAAGCTTCATCTAGACTTGGGTATCTCCATTGCTGATTACTTAAGATAAATTCAGCTAATTGACAGTCCCAAATTTGGAACTCATCCCCAAGAGTAACATCCAAATTCCTAAGCCAGTGTAGATCAAACTTAGCGTTGAATAGGAGGAGTCTTGTTCCAAGCTGGTGCTGTGAGTCCATGAAAGCAGAGCTAAAACCATGAATGTTGTGGATAGAATAACTAATACCATCATACCAACCCCCCAATACAAATTTATTTCTTGTGTCGAATGGATCTCCATTGTTGGAGATAGTTACTTCTGTATCAAGAGCTAGTACTTTCATCCGGTTCCTCTGGTAGTCCTACCGGAAATTCATAATCTACTAAACCAAAAGGAAAACCAATATCACGGTGAAAAAGATTCATCATAAGTTTAACATTGTTTTCCATCATTGTTTGACTTGGTGCTTCTACAAATAGATCTACTGGAACTCGATAGGTTTTCACGATTGATCCTTACTAATTCTAACCTTCATATAAGCAGCATAATGACTAATACCTCCGCCTACTTCTTTACAATAACTATACATACCATCTAAGTGATCAAAGAAGAAGCGATGACCGGTGTCTGCATTCTCTACCCATGTTTGTCTAGGGATGTTGTATAGTGGAGTACCAAAGATGTTGTCGTAGTTGGATCGATATTCCTCAGTGTTTACTTTTGTTTGTAGTTTATCACCAGTAATTTCATTGACTGCAGTCATGTTAAGCTCCGTAAGTATTAATTAACCAATCTGCTGGATTATCTTGGATGAGAGAGACAAGATTATTAAATCTATCCATACTTTGCCAATTCCAGAAGGGTTCTTTTAGTGAGAATAATACTAAATTATGATCCATGATTAATATCCCTTAGTTTTAGTTTCTCTGCTTGTTCAATCAGTAATCGAAGCTGTGTAATGATGTGTTCTTTAGCGCGAGGTAAAGTATCTACCACTTGATAAGAGGCAATAGTTTCATCTTCATCCATATAAGGGAAGATGTAATCTCGTACATCATTTGGTACATAAATTGTGACTTTGCCCATTATTTTTCTCTCAATGCATTAGTGGTTGTTTCAGACTCGCCTAACATGCAGATGGTCATAAATCTTTTACGATCAAAGAATTGATTGTCTTGGATGAATCCTTCTGCAATTTCTGCAGCAATCTTTTCTCGATAACCGGGAGGAAGATCAGCATTTCTAATAGCTTTGGCTACAATTTCATAGTGTTTCCGAGAGAAGCCATACTTCATTAGCTGTAGTCCCTGTATCTGGCAATTTGTGGTTCAATAAGAACGTCTTGTTTTCCGTGACGTAGTTCTGGATCTGTGTCATCATCTCCACTGAGTTTATTCTTTGAGAGATGTAAGTGTCGTACATATTCAAAACCGTCCGCATGGGTAGCTCCAATGCCGAGAATCCAGTCGGCCTCGGCTTGTTTAGCTGTTTTTGCATTCGCCACATTATCCATATTAAGCCACTTTTTTCCTTCAGCAGTTCCGTCTGCCTGCGTAACCCCGATAACAGGACAATATGTTTTTGCAATCTCTCTAGCCCAGATGTAGATGGCTCCAAGTCTAAGATCTTCGCGATCACCGTCAAATCCTCGGATTTTATCGATTTGATCGAAGATGACAAGACTAGGTTTAAGAGTTTTACATAGTTTCTCAATTTCACTTTTGGTGATAGTTGCTCGATCATAGAGCTTAATCTTACCGTTTGTCTTTGAGTTATATCTGTCTTGATTAGCATGGCGATTACTGATTAGCTCTTGTAAGTGAATACCTAGGCTGGCTTGGAAGATTCTAAGTTTAACCTTTTTACCACCTTCTTCATTGTTGATCCAAAGGATGGGACCATCTTCTTCTTTGAGTTGCTCTGCGAAGTAAGTGATTTCTGATGCGAGGAAGGTTGTTTTGCCAGTCTCGGGCCGTGCAAATATAAAACCGAAATCCCCTTTGCGGAGAGATCCAAGCATTCGGTTGAGTGTTTGTAGACGCCAACGTAAACCATGTTGTTTGATTTGTTCATTATACAATTCCTCTAGATCATCTGTGATGAATTCAAATTCTTCTATGACCGACCCATGCTCCTCTTCGTTTTGTACAATCTTGTTGCGAAGAAGATCAAAATCTTTCCTACCTTCATTAACATCAATGGCTAGTAGTGCAATCTCATGAGCGAGAGTTTTCTTTTTATAATCTAGTAATAGATCTTTAGCTAGATCTTCTTGGATATCCGTAGCTTTGATTGTGTCAAAGATGTTAGATAGTTCATTAACGTCTTGATGCTTACTGAGACAATACATTGTTAGTTCGTCTAATGTAATATCTCTGTTGTACTTCAACATCAATTCATCTAACCCAAGATAAACTTGTTTTAGTTGTGGTGCAAGTTTATTTAAATCAATATAGGTTCTATATTGATTATATAGTTCTAAGCTAAGTAGATGTTTTACTAGACCTAATAGGGGATTTACTGGCAAGAATTTCCTCCAATTGTTTATATTCTAGTTCTTTTGGATCTTTGTCTGCAATTACTACGTAGACATTTGCACAGTATTGTAATGCAATTTTCTGAAATTGTAAAGCTTCTTTTTGTTTATCTGGATCTAACCAAATAATAATCGTTGGGTAGAATCGTGATAGTTGTCCAAGTCTCTTTGCAGATATGTATGATCCGAATAGAGGTAAGACTGACTCATATCGAGAAAGTTTGATAGCGGACACGATGTCTTCGACGAGGATGATTCGCTCATTTTCTGGGTTAAGGATGTAATCATATTCGTGGACTTTTCCATATGTTAACCATTTCGGGTGATCAGTTTTAGGACCAAAGTATCTTCCTTGCCATGCAAAGAGTAGACCATTGTGATAATAAGGAAAGATTAATAGTTGTGTGGATTCACTCCATAGGATGTTATGTCCTAGAAGATTATTTCGATTGAATCCATATTGTTTCATCCAGTTAAGTGCTTGGATTGGATACGAATATTCAACATCTTCTGGTAAATTCACAGTTGGATGTTTAACTTCGATAGCCTGTTGTTTGTTTTTATATGTAGTGATGGCATCACCGTGTGTATGATAGCCACACCCAAAACAATGGGTATGACCATCACTATATACAGCTAGGTTGTCGCCTTTCGTATCTCTCCCTAGTTTAGCACAACCGGGACATCTTTCATGTCGTAGGACATACATAATCAGTAGTGAAGATTTTATAGAATGGGTGACTCTGAGCAAAGCCAGTATTATCTGCGGCGGGATGATCCATAAATCTATTAAAACAATAGAAGATACCATCAGTTCCATGTCCTGCATATCTTTTATCAATATGGATAGATTTTTTAGCTGATGATGTTTTAAATAAATGTAGGTTGTTTAATACAAAGTCCCATCGTTCTTTATAATGTGGAATAGATTGATTCCATTTAATGTATTCAAATTCATTGCATCCTGTTAGGGCTATGGTAGATTTAGTAATTGTAGTGATGAATGTATCATGGGTAAGGTTTTGTCCAAAATATCCTAAACGTAGGAGACTTGCCCAGATTGAGAATAGAAATCCATTACGTTTCCACATCTTACTTGCAGTAACTTTATATAGTTTGAAGTGATGAGTCATTCCGTAATGACATGTAGCTTTATATTGATCTACATATTCAACTGTAGTTTTTTTCCATTTATGTTTTACTTCTAACGGATTTAACATACGAGTGATACTACTTTGAATATCTTCTAATTTACTCGTTGTTGATAGGATGAGTAGTAGTGTGATTGGAGTATCATGTGGGGTTTCGTCACAATATTGTAAGCCGGTACAAGTTTTAGTGTTAAGACAATCAATTAAATGATCTTTGCAACGAATGCAAGCGGATTCCATTGATAGGATACCTTTATCATCAGTAAAACCAAATGCCCAATTAAAACTAGACATGCTGAAAGTATGATATTTATGATTAAAGGGAATTTTATTTTCTGTACCAATGATTTGTCTAAATTCGTGCATGTTAATTAGCCTTAATGTAATTTAAAATTGCGTTAGAATAGTTAGTGATGGTTTGACCTTCCAAACCGGGAGCAGTGTTTACTTCTAAGACATAATACTTCTTTTGTTTTGCGTTGTAAACAATATCTACAGCGCCAAAATCAAGGCCAGCAGCATTGCAAGCCAGTAGAGCTTGATTAGAGAGATCATTTTTATTATTAATTTTGATGTCTTCCCTACAGAATACCCAACCATTTGCATGGTTACGAATCTGTGAGTTAACATTCTCGGAATCAGCACGGCGTTTCTTTTGTACAATATCAATTACTTGGTTAGCAAAGACATGTACTCTATATTCAAGAGTTTTCTTGATGTATTTAACATATAACGGGCAAGGTTCTACCCGTTCACTTTCTTTGGT